ATAATCTTTTCCACTGCCACTTGGGCCAAATAAAGCAATAATAGTGTACATAGTTCTTCTCCTTTTTACATATATATTATAACATAAAATTATAACATTATAAATAAGAAGTGCGGGAACCATCCCTTAAGCCGCTCAGGAGGTCCCGCACACATTCTATTCTAATTCATCTGCTCGTTCGTGAGTTAATTTAAGATTACCTTCTTTGTCTATTGCTGTGATAAGATATGCTTGATGACCTGGCGTCTTAGAGTACTTCTTACATACAAATGTATTGTCTCTCCTATAACCAGTGAACATCATTAAGTTTCCTCTTGTCGCCCAACTAGCTTCTACCTTCTTTCTCTTTCCATCTTCCTGAATTTCAGAAATCTGTCTATCAATATTCGCGAAATAATCTTTTGTCATTTTAACATCAACTACACCATCAACAGTTAACAAAGTTACTGTACTACGAGTTTTATTTTTTCCAATAACTGTTCCAACAATTCTTGTCAACGCATAAATTGGATATTGTTTAAAGAATCTAATTGGCTTTGGATTTTCTGGGAGGCTATAAAAATCTTGAATACCATACTTGTCTTTATTAACGTGAGCCAACTCATGTTCATTATAATAATAACACAAACTTTCCATTTCCCATTTTGAGATTGAGCCTTTTGCGTACTTATCCCATTCTTCTTTAAAAAGAATAGAGTTTAAACTTTTCAAAATTTCTTCTTGATTATTACTTAACCAATTCTTTACAGACTCCATCGCACTCATATATGCTTTATCCCAATCTTTTTGAAATACAACATAATATTCATCATTCATACCATAATCTAAATTAGGTGCAATTTCTGTCACTCTATTCATTTCTTCTTTTGCAATCAAATATGTTTTCTCTTGTCTCCTACCATTCTTCTTGTCTCTTAAAAAAGCCGTATATCTCCAAATATCCACTTCCTCTTTTAAATAATCTGGAACCAAATTATTCTTTAATAAAGTTGAGAAATTCTGCATTGTAACTTTTTCTTTTAAGTTTGCAGTCTTTGTTAAATAATATGCCATAATAGCTTTTCTTGGTTCTTCTGGACAAATTTTACTCGCCCACTCATTATCAAGAGAATCAAATGCTCCAGATTTAATTAAAGAAATCATAATATTCTTTTGTTGAGGACATCTTCTAATAAAATCCTTTACGCCACTATAAGGGCGTCCCGCCTTAATTTCTTTTACGGTGTCATCTGAAACTCTATCAACAGCTTTTAAACCATACCAAATAAGATTGTTCTTTACGTCAGGCTTAAATGTAAAGTCAGACTCGTTAATATTAATCAACTGAACATTAACGCCATGAGAAGTAATTGAACCTACGGCTCTTGCAATCTTATCGTAATTACTTCCTTTTCCAGAATTGTCTTCATCTGCGGAACCGCTATCAACAATTAAACAAGCTGTGTTCCAATATACTGAAGGCCACTTGGTTGACAAATCTGCTGTCTGATAACCAATCATTGTGTAAGACATTGAGTGAATGCTTGAGAAGGCGTAGCCTAACTGAGGCTTAACAACATTCTGCCAAACATATTCTGCCATATTTTTTGAACATGCTTGCTCATATACTTGCTTTTGCAGTGCTGGAATTTGATTCATCTTTTTCTTTGAAACAACTTTGCGGGCCTTGTTGGCATCCTTTAAGGTGAAACCACAAATGTTTTTATCCATCAGCACCAACATTAACTGCTCCTGAGAAATTCCTAAACCATAACTTTCTTTCAAGTAAGGCATAATCGCTTCCTGTTCTTCTTTTGTTAAATGAAATTGATTCATTTCTTGAACCCAAATATCTCTGCCCTGCATTAATCTTTCGTAATGGTCGATTGGATTCTCTCCATCATCTCCTGTCATCAAACGAATTAACGCATTACAGTTAGACAACTCCTGAATATTTTTTGGCTGCAAACGTCTAACACCCTGACCGCCAATGGGCGTATCAAACTGAAATAAAGATAAAACATTTCCTTTTCTAATGTTATCCCAAACTTCTTCATCTTCAAGATTCATAACATCTGGGTGAATACTTTCATTATAAATTTCTCTTAAAGCTTTATTTTTATCAAATACTCCATCAGTTTGCAATAATTCTAAAGTTTCCATAATCTTATCAGAAACTTGTGTAATCAAAATATCGAGTTTCGTTAAGCCCATAGCTTCACAATCTCCTAAATCAAATTGGGTTGTTAACTCTCCATTAGGAGCTTTCATAAATGCAGTTTTTTCAAATGGGTCATCTTCTAGTAGAATCAAACCTGACGCATGAATACTGCGACGAGAAATCACCCCCTCAATTCCCTCAATATTTTTAATCAAACCTGGAAATTTATTTGCTTCATCTAAGAAAGTTTTACTTGGTTTTCTTCCTTTTTCTTCATTTCCATAAATAACATCATGGATTGGCCACAGGAATCCTCGTTCACTTGGAATCAAAGAAGATAAATATTGAGCAATATCAATATCAATCCCATCAGGAAACTCTTCTGAACGATAACCTCGACACGCAGTACCTACCGCCGCCTTAGCTGTCTCTGTTCCAAAAGTTCCTACAAAGACTGCTCCCAAATTCTTTTTAGCTTCTTCTGAAACGTTTTCATTAAAATAATGGTAGCGCTCTTGTTTGATGTCTTTAATGATGCTAGGACGTTTGGTCGAACACACGTCTATATCAATCACTTACCCCTAATTTTCATTAGGGAGTGGACTATCTCTTCACCCATTTTTTAAATGGGGTTTCGCACTTCGAGTAGTGTATCAATAACTACCCTACAATTAGTCTCTACACCTTACTTTTTATTTTTCCAATAATAACCGTGATACTGTGTCCCTTGTTTTACTGCTCTATCAATTCCTGTGTGCCCTTTGACACCAAGAAATTCAAGAGCGCTTCTTTTAGAAGCAAATTCTTTTACAATATTCCAGTTTTCATCATACATAATAACTTTTTTACCATTGATAGCGAGGTCTCCCTTTTTACCCCACATACCATTCTTTTCACCAGCAACTAATCCTTTGCTGTTTTCAGACATCTTTCTTTTAGCTTCCTCTGTGTGACGTTTTCCATACATACCATTTTTTTCTCCAGAAGTTGCTATTGACATCTTCTTTCTATATTCTTCTGTTTGGGTATAAGCTCTATCTCTAACTCCAATTTTTTTATGCTTATATTCTCCACCAGGAGATATGTTATAAAAGTCATTTCTTGCAACAGCATCATATTGAGCAATTATCTTTTCCTCCTCTTGATAAGCCAATTCTTCAGTTGGTGCTATTGCGAGGATTTCTTTCTTAAAATTCTCTTTTCCATATTTCTTAACAGCGGCTTTTATATTTTCTCCGCTTCCTAAATAGCCATCATCTAAATAGCCAGTATGTTTTCCTATATATTTCATACCATTTATTTTATTGGTAATCATATACACATAATGACAACGTTCTTTCATTTTATTTTCCTTTCTTTCTTTTTTGTTTAGGGATTTTTAAAGTTATTTTGCATGTCTAAATAAAAAGTCTTGGCACGGTATTCCCATATCCTTTTAAGGACTTAGGCTCCCTTACGCATGATAAGATTACTCTTTTCTGCACCGTTAGCATAAAATAAAAATTTTACACACCTCTGATAAAGTTCACGAAATTTTTTGCTATATATTACTATATAGGGAGACCAGATATATTTTGTTAATCTCCAAGTCCGACGTTCTCCTTGTTCATATAGCGAAAAAAAGGCATGTTATACTCAACAGGGTCTAATTGTGTTAACCCTAAAAGATAATGATTAAGTGCGGCGGCTGCTGAGCCTCGGCCTACTCCAATTACACTTCCGGCCTCCCAGAATCTGTCAAAATAATGCTGAAGCAATACTGGGTAACCAAACATATTTGTTCCTAATTTTTCTCCAATATAACTTTTAACATCTGCTTCATGCTCTAATTCGTCTAAATACTCTTTCTTTGTGTCGAATCCTTTTTCCTTCATTCCTTCCCAACATTGATTAACCCAATATCTGTCAACCATATCGTCAGAAGTAAACATATTATATAAATGAGGATAGTCTTTTAATTCTTCAACAGTTTTCTTCTCATAGTCTTTTACATCAACTTTTGGAATTGCTTGAGGTCTTGTCAGATGATAGTCTTCAACTTTGTCCAAAATCTCTGCTGTGTTTGCAAACATCTCATTTACAAATTCTTTTGAAAAGTTAGACGCTTCAAATTCTTCATAAAATTCTTCCTCATTATGAAGATAACAAAACTCATAGAAATCATCGACTTCTCGGTCTCCTTCTTTAGAGTTCAAAAAAATCTTATGAGTCTGTCTGTCACTCTTTCTTAAGTAATGCGCATCTGAAGTACAAATCATTTTAACGCCAAAAGCCTTACTTAAGTTAACCATTCTTTTATTAACAGTTACTTGCTCTTTCGTTGTTCCTGGCTGAACCTCAAAATAAAAATCTTCTCCGAACAAATCTTTACACCACAAAACAAATTCAACAATTCTGTTATGAGCTTCTTGTCTTAACTCTTCCGCTCCTAATCTTTCAGCTTTATCAAGAGCTAAAATAAGTTTAGACAATTCTCCGCCAATACACGCCGTACTTGCAATCAAGTGGCCAGGATGTTCCCGCACAACATTCTCTAAATCCTTTTTTAATGTGTCTACTCTTGTCATAAAACCAGTGTTGTATGACTGCATCCACGCAATAGAAGATAACTCTCTTAATTGATGATGACCAATATCATCTTTTGCAATTAAGATAAAGTGAGGGTGAAGTTTTGCTGGTCTAACATCTGTTAAATAAATTTCATTTCCCAACAAAATCTTTGGCGGCGTCTTACCCTGTCCCCGCAACTCTTCTGCATAAGTTAACGCTTTTAAATGGGCAGATAAAACCTCATGGTCTGTAATCGCCAAACCATTCAGGCCAATCTCTGTTGCATAATCTATTAAACTTTTAACATCATTGATACTGTCAACCAGTCGAATATTGCTATAATCTGTATGACAATGGAGTTCTGCTCGTTTCATACTTTATTACCTCTCTTTTTATACTTATATTATATAATAAAATAAAATAAAAAACAAGGTGTCGCAGCTACGACACCGATAGTTCAATATAATCCTCCATATCAGATTCACTCATAAAGAGGTAGCTTTTCTTTTCTGTTGAAGGTTTCGTTAATTCAAGAGTCAAATCAAAATACATATAATATGTTTGCCCTAATTCATTGATTAAAATCTTGTTCCAAGCGTGGCGGGAACCATCTAAGATGCCACGACAGACATAGCATTCGCCGCCATCAAGTTTACACAAATCTCTAAAGAGGTGAGATAAGTGCCAACATTTCCCTTTTTTCTTTTGTATGAATGATAGCAAATCATCGTCTGTTTTTTCATATTCAAAGTTTTCAAGAATATAATCAGCTAAGTCAGATTGTGTCGTTGGCATGGTTCCAAAGTTTTCCATTATCCAAATCTTTTTAACTTCTTGATAATACTCTTTCTCTCTTTTGTTTGCTTTCTCAATCTCATGTCTAATTAACGCTTTTCTGTCTTGCGGAAATAAATCTAAAGCCTTTAAAACGATTGGTGAATATTTAATACCTAAGTCATCTTCATCAATAATCTGCAACAAGATGTCAATTTGCTCTTGTGCAGATTCAATTTCTTCTTTCAAAGAAGCATTTTCTTTTTCTAAATATTCTACTACGTCCATTGGTTTTTCTCCTTAATCTTTTAAAATAATAACAGCCTTTTTTGAAGCTCTTGTTACTGCGGTATATAACCACTTTTTGTGTTCGTCAGGAGAGAAAGGAAATTTCTCCTCAATAATTAAAACCTTATCCCACTCACTACCCTGAGCCTTATGACAAGAGATAGCGTATCCAAACTGAAATTCTTTTGGTGGATAGACTTTCATTCTTTTAGGAAGTTTTCTCATTTTAAATAAAGTCTGTTGGTCAAGAGCGTTCTCACCAGTAAACAGATATTTCTTGTCCACATTCAGTGCGGGGAACGCATCACCATCTTCATCTCCATAGACTCTATAAATTTGATACGGTTTACCTCCTTGCCCTTTTATGTTTCTAGGGACAAAACGAGTATATTCCTCAACTCTGTTTGTTTCAAGAATTGTTCCATTGATAAGAGGAACCTCATTAAAACTAAGAGTATCCCATTCATTCTTTACGCAAATAAGTTTCTCGCCACACTCAAGACGATTCGGACTGTAGCCATTGAGCTCCCGCACAATATTGTTCAGCTCAATTCTTTTCTTATTCGTTGCGGTGATAATCTGGTCTGCCCACTCTAACATTCCTGTTGTTAAGTCACTAGCATGAAAAATTTGAACATCTTTTCCATGATAAGGCTTTAGCTTTACACCCATACGAATATCTGTTGCAACTTTAATAATATCAGAGTCTAAGGCCTGGCGCATAATTTCTGTTAATCTTACGTGAGGGTAATCTAGCAGATGAGAGTCTGATGATTTGTCAATAGGGGGCAACTGATTTTCATCTCCCAAAAAAAGTACGTGACAATGATAATTCATAATTTGTTTAAACATGCTATCTGGAAGCATACCACACTCATCAATAACTAAAAAGGAATGTTTTAAATGGTCTTTTGGCTTAAAGAAAAATGTTCCATCTTCTTGTGGATAAGCCTCATACAACAGCTTGTGTAAAGTAGAAACATTCGCATTTCCTTTTTGTTGTAAAACCTTTGCCGCCTTACCGGTAAAAGTTGCATAGCAAACATCTTCTGGATTTAAACCACACTCATCAACCAACTTTTGAATTGCGTATTTGATTGTAGTGCTCTTTCCAGAACCGGCCGGCCCAGAAATAACTGTATATTTCTCTCCATCTATATATCTTTTGACGATAACGTCAAGAGCTTCCTGTTGTCCTTTAGTTAATTCCATCTTTTGCCTCCTTCATCAATTTAATAATTTCTTCATTTTGTTCAATAATCTTATCATTCTGCAAAATACTTTTTTCATTTTCTTCCATAATAATAAAGTTTTCATTATGAAGCTGCTCAATCTCATTCACTAATGCTTTAAAAATAATATCAATAAATTCAGAATGGTCTTTGTTTGCCTTAATTCCTCTCTGTTGTTGAAAGAAACTGACAAGAGACAACACATCAAGCAAACCGAACTCATCTAAGTCTTGCTGAAATCTGTCATTTAAACTTTTCATTTCTAATTCCTTCTTTATTTTATATATAAATTATACTGTAATTTTTAATAAAAAACAATAAAATGGGAATTGGATTCAAAAATTTCCAAAACCCATTTTTCATTTGAAATTACGACCATTAACGCTCCGAGCAAATCTCACACATCTAAACAACTAAAAGTTTAACCAACCATCTGCGGGAACCTTCTTGGTGGCTTTTTCAACAATCTCATAATCCTCTAAGAGAATTTGCGCTTTCTGCATACCGTTAAAGTTATTGATTGAACATCTGCCAACAAGATTCATATAAAGATTTTTGCCCTCTAACTTTTCAATCTCATCTTCATGCACAAAGAATTTCATAACTTCAAAACTCCCGCAGTTAATCTTCATTGTGTTTGTTCTTTTCTTAAAGAATGTTAATGTGCTATTATTTACCGGCACATTCTCAATAGCAACATACGCTTCTGGGAAACCTGTTCCCCATCTAATATTCATACTAGCAACATCTTTAATAATATGGCTGGCCGAGCTATCTTTAGCGTCTAAAATGAAATCTACATCATAAGAAGATTCATCATTTACATCTTTTAAAATTTCATTCAGCTTAGACAAAAACTCATCTTTTTTAGCTGCTGGAATACCAACACCAAATGCTCCCTGGTGACCGCCAACGAAATCAACAACCCCAGTTGATTCACATATATCCTTAAATTGTTTTACCCCAGTTCTGTCACAACCTCTAGCAGAACCCGCATAATGAATCCCATCTTCTTCTTTGTGCGCTGTAAGAATACAAACTGGCTTCTTATATGCAGCAGATATTTTGTTGCCAAGGAGGCCCGCAATATTCTTTTCAACTGTTCCTGGTTCTAAAGTGAACAATAGAACCTTATTCTCCATCATATTATCTTTTTCAATCTTATCTTTAATTTTCTTCAGCCCTTCTTCTGTTGCTTTCTTTTGTCTATTCTTTACAGATTCAGCTACTCGAATAGCCTGTGTGACAACAGTTTCAGATTCTCCTTTGTGCCCTCTCTTGGTTGAAGGAACAATCTCAAAAGCCTTATGATTTAACATTGACCTAAATAAAATATCTTTTTCTTCCGGTTTTCCACTTCTTGTCATAGCATTAACAAAAGGTGCTACATAGAACGCTACGGAAATTGGGGTTAATTCTTCTCCTATTGAATAAGCATTTTTATGAATCATAGCGTCGATAAAAGGATTGTGAATTTCATTTAAACCTTTCTCAATTAAACGAGAAGTTTCAAACTCTCTAACATCCATCATATCGGCAATCAGACCAAGCGCCGCCAAATCTAAATACTTATCAGCACAAGAGAAGCCTAATTGCTCGTCTAAATATTTGCATAGCTGATAAACTACGCCAGCTCCGCACAAATATTTGTTTGGATAATCTGAACATTGATTATTGATAAGGATTGCGGGGCCTTGGTAGTCGCCTTCAATCTCGTGGTGGTCGAGAATTAAGGTCTCAACTCCATTTAAGAATAATTCTTGATGCAACTCTTGTTCGTTACTACTTGCATCTGGAACAATTACATAAGAAATATGAGAGTCTATGCCTAAAATAGTTTCCATAGCATCTGAAATACCATGTGTCTTATCATCGTGTAAAAAATACTGAACTCTTGTTTCAACCCATTCAGGAGCCAAATCATGGAGGTAGTTGATAAGAATTGCTGCGGAAGTGTAACCATCACAATCACAATCTACAACCACTAAACAATATTGGTTATCTTCAATCATTTCAAGGATAAAGTCTTTAGCCTTCTCCATCTTATCTTCACCAAAATCTTTAGGAGAGTTTATGTCATTATCTGTCAAATGTAAATAATGAGAATATTCGTCAGCTTCAATACCTCTGTTGTACATAATCTGTTCTACTGTTGTTAAATTATTCTGTCGTTCTTTAATTAGTTTATACTTCATATCATAATCCTTTCTTTATATAATTTCATAAAAATATCTAATCCTCTATCCATTGGACTGTCTTTATAGCCAAGCAAATCTCCCAAATCAAACACAAAAGAAATGTTAACTTCATTACAATATTTCTTATGGAATCCTTTTAACTTCTTAACCCACTTTAAATGTTCAGGGTCATTCAATTCTTTATATTGTTTATCAAAAGCTATAATAATTTCCTCTACGCCTAATTCTAACAATAGTCTAACTTGTTGTACAGTTAAACTTGAACCACATACTGCTACACTTATGTCATTGGCGGCACCTGCTTGGCTGCTATATTGAAGTGTACTTTTTTCTGATTCAAAGACAATACACTTTTTAGCCTTTTTAATATTCTCTTTCGCAAAATTAAGATTATATAAATTTATTCCTAATGGATGATTATACATTTGTCCATTAAAAGTTGCCGGTCTATATTTTCCATAAATTTCATCTTCTTTAACAAGTGTTCTTTTTCGGACGCCAACCAGGTTCCCGCGCACATCATAATGAGGAATAATAATTGCATCTTCTGCGGGGTCATAGCAAATGTTTCTTTTATCCATCTCTTGCTTCGAAATACCTTCAGCTTCCCATTCTGGAATCCTTGGTCTTGGAAGATGCTTTGTCGGGTCTTCATATTTCTTCAAAGGAATAAAAGTTAATTCTTTCTTTTCTTTTGCTTCTTGAAATTTTCTAATCAACGCCCAATCTTCTAATTCTTCTTTTTCCTCTTGTGTGTCATTAAACAAATTGAACCTGTTTCCAAAATAAGAGTTTACAAAGACAATGGCTTGATATAGTTCAATCTCTCTACCTAGCTGTTCTCTTGATTTAATTAATAAATCAAAAATATCAAATGTTCCACAACTACTATAACAAACAAAAAGTTTCGTATTATCATAATAATAAAGTTTGTGCGAACCTTCTTCATCTGGGGAGTGGTGACAAATCGTTTTGCAAACTAGCATATCACCTTGCATTTTTGCTTCACCACCCAAGTCATTAACAAAATTTTCTACTTCTTCTATTGTCAAAGAATTTTTTAACTTATCTTTTATCTCTTGAATTTTCAAAATGCAGAACCTTTCTTATCAATTACTGTAATATTTGTGTCATATATATCAATAAATTCATAATTATAATCAGTACAAAATAATGTATTAACTCTACAAGTTCCTAAATCAGCTTTTAACCATTGATAAATATCTTTATATCTTCCTCTACGATTCTTATAAGTTGAAAGTTTTAAGTTTGGAGTTGGAACACCTAGTTTTTCAATTAAAGGCTGTAACGCTTCCAAATCTTCTGATGTTACTGGAAGAAGAATTTGACCAACATCTACGCGGTCTGCAATGGCTTTACTTCCTCGCAGCAAGTTTTGGTCTGGTGTTTTCGACGTTTTATAGTCTCCATTAAGCTGCGTACTTGTAAGAATAAAAATGTCTTGCTCTACTGCAATATCTTTTAACTTTGAAGCCAATAAGAATAGAACATTATCCTCTCGCAATCCTTTAACGCCTGATTGCCCACCAATTTCTTGCAATAGTCTAGGAGATGAATGAATATAGTCAAAGAAAGCGTATTTAACTTTTCTTTCTCTAATCGCAATTTTAATTGCATTATCAATATCTTTAATTGTAAAATCTGGAATTTGTTTGAACAAGAGACCTGAATCAAGTAATAATCTTCCAGCTTCAATTACTCTTTCTTCTTCCCCTTTTTCATATCTTCCATTTATAATATGTTCTTCATTTACCCCAGAAAGAAAAGCTAAACACATTGTCTGACATTCTTGAACATCTAATTCTGTTGTGATAAACAAAACATTTTCTTTCTCTCCTGTA